TATGATGATGAGGGAGAGTTAGTATCAGAAGATCCAGTCTATGAATTATTCCAAAGAGTTGTAGAAACCAATGGTGAGTTTTTATGGGCTAAAAGAACAAGAGAAGATGGTAAAGCTTTTGGATTTGATGCTAAAGAACTAGCACGAATCAAAGCTAAGTATGTAGATAATACTCAGTTCTATGCTCAATATTATAACAATCCAAATAGTAATGAGACAGCTCGTATCAATGCAGATAACTTTCAATATTATGATAGAAATGTTCTACAAAATAAAGAAGGTGATTGGTACATGCGAGATCGTAAACTTAATGTGTATGCAGCAATCGACTTTGCGTTCTCATTAAGGAAGAAAGCTGACTATACAGCGTTAGTTGTTGTAGGAGTAGATCATCAAGGGAACTTCTATGTTTTAGACATAGATCGATTTAAAACAGAACGTATTGTAGATTATTATAATCACATTCTTACAGCATGGCAGAAGTGGGGCTTTAGGAAACTTAGAGCTGAAACCACAGTAGCTCAACAAACGATTGTTAAAGAGCTAAAAGAAAGTTACTTAAAGCCTAATGGCATACCTCTTTCTATTGAAGAGTTTAGACCTACTAGACATTTAGGTGACAAAGAAGAACGTGTAGGTGCAGTGCTTGAACCTAAGTATGATAACTTACAAGTATGGCATTATAAAGGTGGTAATTGTCAATCATTAGAAGAAGAATTAGTCATGACTCATCCACCTCATGACGACATAAAGGATGCTCTATCAAATGCTATAGCTATAGCTGTTATTCCTAAACAGCGAGTAGGAGCTTTTAGCGTAGGTAGAAATATAGTAACACACTCACGCTTCGGTGGTGTATCTTATTAATAAGGAATAACTATGGCAGGTAAAGTAGCAGAAATCAAAAGGTTATTAGAAGGAGATGGCTTAGCTAGACAGCTTTCTCATCTTTATAATAACTGGTGGATTCAAAGACAAGACAAAGAAACTGAATGGCGAGAGTTAAGAAACTATCTATTTGCAACTGATACAACTAAAACAACTAACTCTAAACTTCCTTGGAAGAATAAAACAACACTTCCTAAATTAACTCAGATTAGAGATAACCTTCATGCGAACTACATGGATGCTCTATTTCCTAATGACAACTGGATGAAATGGGAAGGTTATAATCTAGAAGATTCTACTCAGAAGAAACGTAAAGCTATTGAATCTTATCTTAAAACTAAGATTAGAGAATCAGGATTTAGAGAGACAGTATCTCAATTAGTTTATGACTATATTGACTATGGTAACTCTTTTGCTGAAGTAACTTATGTAAATGAAACTCATATTGATCCTGTATCTGAAGAAGAAATAACAACTTATAGAGGACCTAAATTAGTAAGAATATCACCTTTTGATATTATCTTTAATCCTACTGCTGCTTCATTTAAAGACTCTCCTAAGTTTACTCGCTATATAAAAACAGTAGGTGAACTTCATAAAGATCTTAAATATAGACCAGATCTTAACTATGATTCTAATGCTGTAGAAAGAGCGATGGAAATTCGTAAGAGTATCTCTTCCTTTAGACAAGAAGATATTAATAAAGCTGAAGGTTATCATGTAGATGGTTTTGGATCTTTACAAGAATATCTACAATCAGGCTTAGTAGAAATACTAGAGTTTGAAGGTGACATCTATGACCAACAAGAAGGTGAGCTTTTAGAACGTAGAATGATTACTATTATTGATAGAAGTATCATTATACGAAATATAGAAAACCCATCTTGGTTTGGTAAAGACAATAAGAATCATGTTGGTTGGAGAACTCGTCCAGACAACTTATATGCTATGGGTCCTCTAGATAACTTAGTAGGTATGCAATATCGTATTGACCATTTAGAGAACTTAAAAGCAGATGCACTAGATTTAACTATACATCCACCGATTGCAATTAAAGGTGATGTAGAACCATTTGAATGGGGTCCTGAATCAGTAATTCATATTCCTGAAGATGGTGATGTAAGTATGATGCCTCCTAACCCTGCTGCTTTCCAAGTTAATAATGAAATAGCTGCTTTACTAGCTATCATGGAAGAAATGGCAGGAGCACCTAAAGAAGCTATGGGCTTTAGAAGTCCTGGTGAAAAAACAGCATTTGAAGTACAACAATTACAGAATGCTGCAGGCAGAATATTCCAACATAAAATTAACCAATTCGAGGTTGAGTTCTTAGAACCAATCTTAAATACCATGTTAGAAGTTTCTAAACGTAACATGGATATTGTAGAAGTATCTCGTGTAATGGATGACGATCTCGGTGTAGCCGACTTCTTATCTATTACTAAAGAGGATATAACAGCAAAAGGTAAACTCCGTCCTATTGGAGCTAGACACTTTGCTGCTCGTGCTCAACTTGTACAAAATATGCTTGGTGTCTTTAATAGTCCTATGGGACAAGTTATTGCTCCTCATATATCTGCTAAACGTCTTGCTAAGATGGTTGAAGAATATATGGGCTTTGAACAATATGAATTTATTAAAGATAACGCTGCTATATTTGAACAAGCAGAGACTCAAAGACTTATAAATCAAGTCCAACAATCAATTCAAGCTGAACAAGAGCAACCTGGAATGGAAGAACAGTTAATGGCTGAACAAGCACAGACACTGGGAGCAGGACAGGAACCTCAAGTTTAACTTGACTTTTTAATGAAATTATGGTATACTATTATATATGGATCTAAAATCAGATAAAGCTAAGTCGCTTACTAAAGATCAAGTATTTAAAGAAATAAAAGATTATCTAACAGAACAGATTGAGTTGTCAAGACGTAAATGTGTAGATGAAGATAATTTCTCTTTTCCTGCATGGTCTGAACATCAAGCATTCCAACTTGGCTTTCAAAAGGCTTTTACTAAACTATATAATCTTATTCCTGACCAAGGAGAAAAATAATGGCTGAAGATAATAATACACAAGAACAACAACAAGAACAAGTTTCCGAGTCAACTACCCAAGCGACTCAGCAAGCAGATACTTCTACCCCTAAGTTTGAGATTCCGACAGAAGCTCTAGACTTTGTAGGTGAAGGTAAAAAGTACAAATCTGCAGAAGATGCGTTGAGATCTGTTCCTCATGCACAAGAGCACATTAAAACCCTAGAGGAAGAAATGGCTCAGCTAAAGGAAGAACTCACAAGACGTAAAACTGCAGCAGAACTACTCGATGAAATGAAGTCTGGCATTCAACCAACAGAGGATACCCCTCAAGGTGTTGAATTTGATCAAGATAGATTAATGCAGTTAGTTAATCAAACTATTGAGCAAAAAGAGCAACAAACTAAAGCTAAGCAAAATGCACAAACAGTAGCTAGTAAGTTTACTGAACAGTATGGAGCTCAAGCTGAAGCTGCTTATAATAAGATTGCTCAAGAAGCAGGACTGACTGTACAACAACTTAATAACTTAGCTGCAACATCTCCTAATGTTGTTATGAAGCTTGCAGGATTTGAAACTAAACCTACACCAGTAGGTAAACCTTCAAGTTCTATTAATACACAAGCTTTAAACAATACAGCTAAACCAGAAATGTCTGCTAGAGTGCCGAGAGGAGCTTCTACTAAAGACATGTTGGCAGCATGGAGAAATGCAGGTGAGAAAGTTAAATCTCAATTATAATAAGGAAATATTATGTCACAATTAACTAGCAATACTACAGCTTTTATTGAAGCTCAACAGTATTCACAGTTTATTCTTGAGAACTTACACGACTATCTATTGCCAGAAGGTATGTGGAGAGATGTAACTGACTTCGGTTCAGGTACAACTCTTAACATTAAGACAGTAGGTACTGTAACTCTTCAAGATGCTGCTGAGGATACTCCTCTTAACTTCTCTCCTATTGACACAGGTAACTTAACACTTGCTATTACTGATTATATCGGTGATGCTTGGAAAGTTTCTGATGACCTTCGTGAAGATGGTTCTCAAGTAGATACACTCATGGCGATGCGTGCTATGGAATCTACTCGTGCATTAGGTGAAAACCATGAAACTAAATTCTTAGCTGCTGCTAACAGTGCTCACACTGCTGCTAACGCTAACTTAGTAAATGGTCGTCCACATCGTTGGGTTGCAGGTGGAGCAGGTGCTTCTACTCGTAACATGACATTAGATGATATCATCGCTATGAAATTAGCATTTGATAAAGCTAATGTTCCATCAGGTGGTCGTCTCGCTATTGTAGACCCAGTTGTTGAAGCTACATTGAACAGCTTACAAAACTTAGTAAACGTATCAAACAACCCAATGTTCGAAGGTATCGTAACAGAAGGTTTTGCTCGTGACCATAAGTTTGTAAGAAACATCTTTGGTTTTGACATCTACACTTCTAACTTCTTACCATCATTAACATCTACAGAAGCTATCGATGGCTCAGGCTATGGTTTAGCTAATGACACAGGTGAAATTGGTGACAAGGCTAACGTATTTATGTGTGTTGCTGATGACTCTTGCAAGCCAATCATGCACGCATGGAGACGTGCTCCTAAAACAGAAGGTTGGAGAGATCAAGAAGAAAGAGCTGACAAGTATCAAGTTACTTCTCGCTTTGGTTTCGGTGCTCAACGTGTAGATACACTTGGTGTTATTTTAACTGACGAAGCTACATACTAATAGGGAGACGAAACAATGAGTTATGAAATTGATGCTAAACGTGGAGTAGCTAACCACTACGGAGCTAGAACAACAGATGGCAGTAAAGGTGCTCAAACAGCATCTACAGGTATTATCAAAAGAGCCCAATGGGA